TCTTCCATGCGACTCTTGTCGTAATAAGCAGCATCGCTCTTGCCCCAGTTCTCGATGTATCTACGAGTGCCTACATGGGAAGCCCATTCGTATTCCCAAGGTTCTAGTGTGATGACGATAGGTGTGTTCATTTCTTTCTCCATATGAGTTGATTGTTGACTAGGGAACAAACTGCTCTCTTACCGTTAATCCGAGTCTGCCCGTAACGATAGAGACAAGCCCTGCCAAAGGCAGGTCTAGCGGGGAGCACAGTAATAGTTACAATGGGTGCTACTGTGGCAGGTAATGAGACAGTTGTGGAAGATGTGGGAGTGGGAAATGCGCCGAGCCCTGCAGGCGATGAAGCAATCACCAACGCCCCAGGTAGGACTATCGTCTTACTCCAAGAAGAATTTAAGCCATAGTCGTATTTCACCGCAATTTCGAGATGGTATGAACCAGCGTACATATAAGACTGAATCTGCACAGGCCCGAATGCAAAGTATGGGCTACAAGGGTTATCGGAAGAACACTTCACATTATAATAGCCCATCGGATTACCATCAGATGACCCTGCGTAACCAATCGAATACCCCCGACCAGTAAGAGTGTGGACAAGGGTTCCATCAGCAATCCAGAAGTTACCCATTGGGTTATTGATTCCAATACGAAGTCCTCTGATTTGAACTGGAGCAGTAACTACCTCAGGTAGTCGCAGATAACCATCAAGACCTCTGATTTGGGTGAATGATTGGATGTATGCAGCACCATCTAAAGTGGGGCAATTTTCCCAACAAAAGCCGTTCTCATCCCAAGACAAATTTTGTGAACGAACAGGAATGGGACCGTATAGGAAGATTATAAGAGAGAGTAAAATTCCAAAAATCTTTTTTGCTTTCCTCACAGGTCGCGCATCCGAACTTTGTCCGATGTCCAGCGCATCTGATAGGCGCGGCGTGCGGCGTTGGACTCAAGGCGTCGGGTGCGTTCAGGTTCAGGAAGTTGCATAATCTTCTCTACGCGCTTCTTATTCTTTCTCTCGCGTTCATATGCTTTGCGTGCTTCAGGGTCTTTAAGTGGCATTGATTTCCTCAGTCTGTAAAGGGTCTTTGTTTAGCACCAACAAGTGCTGCTTCTTCTGGAGTACAAGTCATTCTAGTGCCGCGAAAGCCTACAGGGCAGATTCTATCTTTTTCCATTACCCAAAGGTGATATTGATTTGCCTCATCAATTAGTTCTGATTCACGAGGATAAATCTCGATTGCTTCGTATTCTTCACCTACTAATTCATTCTTGATTCGCTGTAGGGCACGCCAGTCATGGATTGCCTTTTTATCCCTACGCTTAATGGACAGATACTTCCAGGTATGCCCGTCTTCGTCTTTAATGTCTTTCATATTGACTTGATAAACATCGTTAACAAAGCATTCAGTCTCTTGGCGCCACCTCATCATCTCTTCCCATTGGTCTTGAGAGATGTGGTCTGGCTTGCCAGTGGCTGGGTAATTGCCGATATGCCACTCGCCCCATGTCCGTGGTTGAGTCCGCCCTGACTTCTTTTTCTTGGTCATTATTTTCTCCTTTATTAGGTTGACATCAGTATAGCACCACATTTATACTTTCGTTGTGATACTCTTTTATCAACCTTGTTAGGAGGTGAATGTGATGATATTCGAAAAAGGAATATTTGTAGAGCATAAGAATGTGCGACAGAAAGTTAATGTCGGTTGTGCATTGTGCTTCACAGGAATCGCAGACGCGAGAAGTCATGTAGGCTCTCCGTTCTGTGAAGAGCAAAGCATTGCATCTGGTGGCCGTTGGGCTCATTGCCAGTGTGATACTTGCAAATCAGCAACTAACTGATTTTAAAACAAAATTAGCAAGTGGCAAGTTGTGGATACTTTAGTCCCCAAGCAAGGGTTTGGTAGCGGGAGGGAATAGTAAATGGCATCGAATAGGGGAATTATACAAGATGGAAAAATTACAAAAAAACTTTTACGGGTCTCTTAATCATGGCTGAAAAAGTAAGAGGCGGAATGCCCAAGTCGGATTGGAAGCGACAACTTTCAGACGATGCCCTAAATCGTCTTCAGCGACGCAAACTAGTTCTTGAAACTCTACGCAAACAAACTGCTATTGCAGAACAAAGGCTCCGTAATGACATTTTTAATACATGGAGAACTGGTGAAGGAACAATGCGCGCTATTGGCGAAGCATGTGGTTACACGACTAACTGGATTTCTCTCTTGATTCAACGAATTAAGAACGATGACACTTTGCTTGAACAAGCAATTGAAGATTGGATGAAGGAAAATCCTGGTGAGGAACTCAAATGAGTGACGAGAAAAAAGAAGTGAAACACCGAAGCATTATCCGAGAGTCTTTGACCTGGCCTAAAAAGGTGACAGAGGAAAAGTATCCGTGGAAAGAATGGTTTGATGGTCATGTGTGGAGACTTAAGCAAGGCGAAGACTTTGATGTTGATATGAGGTCATTCCGTGCTGCTATTTATATGGCTGCCGATAGGTACGGTTACAAAGTAAAGACTCATATCCCTCGCAAGAAGGACTGTATTTTTATTCAGAAGATTGGTAAAAAAGATGGCAACTAGAAAAATACCAGCAGCAAATAACGCTGCGCGCAAAGTAAACGGCGAGATTGTTACTACTTGTGAAATTATGGGACCAGTCATTATTGATTTGGTTCGTGCTGGCATGACGCCATCTCGTGCAGCAGAAGCAAACAGGATTTCCAAATCGACAGTGTCTGTTTGGATTTCTCGCGGTATTGCTGAAACTGTTCATCGTGAAAAAGGCGGAGTTCCTAACAAGTCAGAAGAGGTTTACATGAACTTCTCTGAAGGACTTGCTAAAGCCGAGTCTGAATCAATGGGCGCTCTTGTTCTTTCATGGTTCAAAGAAGCAAGAGGTGGAGACTGGAAAGCAGCAGAAAGATTCCTTGCTCGCCGCTTTCCACAAGAGTGGGGCGATAACAATACTGTCAAACTTGAAGTTTCTGCTGGTGCTGGATTTGGCAATAACGATGGTCGCGATAAAGAACTTACCGCCACAGAAGACGAAGAAAGAAAGAGAGCAATTCTTTCTGCACTTGTTGAGTCTGGAGACCTCCCGTCAAATGTTCTTAATGCATGGGACGAAGAAGAATCAGACATTATTGATGCAGAAATTGTTGAGCCAAAAGAATGACAACACGCGAGCAACTAGCATCTTTGACCGATTGGAAACAGCCGTGTGGGTTTAAGTTTCCCCACACAATGCACCCAAAGCAACAGGCTTATTTGACTTGGACAACAACGCGCGAGGCACTTTATGGTGGCGCTGCAGGTGGAGGAAAGTCAGACACGCTACTGATGTCTGCACTCCAGTACATTTGTGTTCCTGGTTATTCTGCTCTCCTTTTGCGTCAGACATACCCGCAGTTATCTGGCCCTGACGGCTTTATTGACCGTTGCAATGCGTGGCTTGCAGGTACTGGTGCTGTTTATGTTTCTACTAATAAGCGATGGACATTTCCATCTGGCGCAACTCTTTCATTTGACCACTGCGAACGAGATGAAGACCGTTACAAGTTCCAGTCATTTGCTTATCACTTTGTTGGCGTAGACGAGTTGACACAGTGGAAGACCGACCGTGTTTACCGTTATGTTGGCTTCTCTCGTGTTCGTAAACCGATGCAGAGCGATTCGCTTCCTGCTTGTCCTCATTGTGGGTTGACATCAGCAGATATTCCGCTAAGGACTCGTGCTGCAACCAACCCTGGAGGACCAGGAAATAACTGGGTGTACGAGCGTTTCATTCTTGACAAAAAGCCAGAGCGAAAGTTCATGCCAGCAAAGATTTCGGATAACCCGTCACTTGACTCTGAGGCATACATCAAAGGCTTGAATGAACTTGACGCAATTGAACGCGCACGACTGCTTGACGGAAACTGGGAAATCCGTGAAGAGGGTGGAATGTTTAAGCGCGAGTCATTCTCTGTAACTGGAAACTTTCCAGAAGGAATGAAGACAGTTCGTTACTGGGACTTGGCGGCAACACCAAAGAGTCGCTCAAATGACCCCGACTACACAGTTGGTGCATTGGTCGGAATGAAAGATGGTCGCTACTTTGTAATGGATATTCGTCGCCTCCGTGGAACACCATACGAAGTTGAAAAGATGATTGCACAGACTGCACAGATTGACGGTGTCTCTACGCCAATCATCATTGAACAAGAACCTGGTTCGTCTGGAGTAAATGTTATTGACCACTATGCGCGCACTGTTCTTCAAGGATTTATATTCCGAGGAGAGAAGTCAAATGTTTCAAAGAAAGACCGCGCACTTGTATTCTCATCAGCGGCAGAAGCAGGCAATGTCATGCTTGCAAGAGCATCCTGGAACTCACCATTCATTGACGAATGTGAAGTTTTTCCTTACGGAGCACACGATGACCAAGTTGACGCAGTTGCTGGTGCAATTCAATCTTTAGTTGGGAAGAAGAAAGCATCCGTGAGGATTATTCTTTAATGAAGGGTGATTGTGAAGGGAGAAAAGATAAATGCTCTTTTCAAGATTGTCCAAAGTTTGGAACATTAAAAGAATCAACTGATGGTTTAAATAGAATTAAAGGGTGTGGAGATAATTCCGCACCATTGTTGCGTAGAACACCAGTAAAACAAAATAAAAAAAAGATTTCTCAAATTTCTAAAAAGACTAAAAGCCAAGCCCCGCAACGCGCAGAGGTCCGTCGTATAGTCCTTGAACGCGATATGGGGTTGTGTCAAGCGAAATTTTTGGTAACATATCTGTCATGTTCAGGTCCACTTGATGTGGACGAAGTTATCCCGAGAGGTCGCGGAGGCGACCATTTAGACCCGAGTAACTGCCAAGTGTTGTGCCGTATGCACCACCGCTGGAAACATGACAACCCCGCCGAAGCGGAAAGACTTGGTCTTACTAAGTCTTTACCACCGAAGGAGGGCCGACAGTAGGAGAGACTATTGATATCAAAACCTTTAATTACCACATTGGCAATCTGGCTTACCGCAACATTTGGGTGGGTCGGGAATCAAGTAAACAACTCAGTGAGCGCACAAGGCGCACCCGTGGCAGTAGTCGCGGAAGTAACTCAACCCCAAGTCCTGGACCAAGTAGCGGCCGAAGCAATTCTCAGGCAGAAGTTTAAGTTGAATGAAGTATCCAAGCGAGTAGCAGACCTCCAAAAGGTCATAGGAACCGTCGCTGTAGACGGTCACTACGGAATGATTACCCGCAGGGAACATATTGAGGCACTTGAGGCACGCGGCCTTCCAACTGCAAATGTTCCTAAGCAGAACACACCTCGCTACAACATCTCATATGACCCAGCAAAGCGTTGCCCGATGTGGGAGCCACTGTTTGCTGAGTTCGGTCTTCCAGTAGATGTGTTCTCGTACATTGCATGGCGCGAGAGTGGTTGCAATCCAAAAGCACAGAACGCAACTTGGAAGAATGGAAAAATGACTTACGCTTTGAACAAGAACGGAAGTTATGACACTGGCCTCCTGCAGGTCAACTCCAGTTGGTACACAGCAGTCAAGGGCGTGTGCGGTGAAGACGCAGTGGACAATCACATGCAGGGCCTAAAAGACCCAGTCTGCAATGTCAAGTTTGCAAAGTGGCTAATGGATAACTCCAAGGGTCAACTAGGCAACTGGAGCGTCTACAAACTGTGATACCTTTTATTCATGGCTCTTCTTATACATATGGCAAGGTATGAAGTTGTCGAGCGTACTGAAGCAAGTAAAGAAGTAATAGCAACCACAGCGTGCGGGATGTATGTCGGGAAAGACATGTCAGTATCCGTACATCAAAAACATGTGACATGCTTGTCTTGCTTAACACATCAAAAATAGAAAACTAGGTTGTCATTTTTCTGACACCACCTATACTCAACCAAACAAACAGTTAGGAAAACAATGGGAAGCGCAAGAACAACAATGCCAACTGGTAAAAAGTTGGAAAAATTACGCAAAGAAGCACTCAAGAAAGCAGGCGCTGGAAGTATCAAGTACCACAGCGGTACGCACAGGGTGTTGTTATATGCAAAGTTTAAGAAAAAGGCATTTAAGTGGGATGACTGGGTTAACTTTCACGCAGATAATTACGACATGCGTCGTTCTTCTGGTGAGTGTTTTGAGTTTCTATTAGTCTGCGGCTATCTCTATCATCGTTTAATAAAAGGAGTTGACTACTTTCAGATAACTCCAGAAGGAGAGTTAAAATTAATCACCTTGTCCGAGAGCGAACAGAAGCGAAGGGCAAAACTTGCAAGCAAATCTTCTTACAAGGGACGGAAAACATACCTTGAGAAAACTGGTCAGTGGTGAGTAGTTTTAAAAAGGTCTCTGGATACAACCCCGACTTTGATATTGAGCCATCTTCGGAAGTAAAACAGTTTAATTTTAAAGACGACCTTCAGTATGGACAAGTTGGAGAAACACTTGTTGCCACAATGTTGGATGCACTCGTTAATGGCTCATTTGAAATAAAGACCGACAGATATAGGAATGGAAATATGGTCATTGAAACAGACCAGAATCCAGGTCTGAAGGGATGGAAGAAAAGCGGAATCAATGTAACCAAGGCAGAGTGGTGGGTGTATGTTTATGCTCTCGATGGCGGAATGACAATCGTCCATGTTGAAAGACTCAAAAGGTATCTGAGACTCAATAAGCATTTATTCAACGAAGAAACAAAGCGCAATTTTGCCGAGGGCAGTGACAACCCAGCAAGAGGATTTATTTTAAAGCCTAGGCATGTTATGGATATGTTAATCAATAAAAAATATGACTCAATTGGAGGAAGCAGTGAAGAGCAATAATGATTTAGTAGGTCAAATGAAGGACTCAAATAAGTACCTAGCCAGCATTGTTAGGTGCGAAGATGTAATTGAGGACCTGAATACATATTTAGCATTCAAGAATTCTGCCGCTGTCCATTTCTACCCATCCCAAATTGAGATAATCATGGATTTGCTCATAGACATGAAAACTATGGTTTTTGAGTATTCTGAAGCATTTGATAAATTGCAGGATATGCTTGAACAAGAGCAAATTAAGAACGCACAATGGGCCGACTTGTTTAAACCGCAAAATTAATATACACTTAGACCAACAGGAGAATATATGTCAAAAGTTTCAGGATTCGACATGGGTCGAGATGAGTTCTCGATTCCAGCAAACAGAGTGACTGGCCAAGATGGCGCAGTTAGTATCTCATCAAATTTTAATCTCAATGATGTGAATACAGTTGTTTTAGCACGCGAGATGAACGGTGCTTCAGACTCATTCAACAATAAATTGAAAAAGATTAAAGACCACCTCGCCGCGCTTGAAGTAGACAAGACAACAGACATGGTCGTAATGGACAAGTCTTTTGTTACAAAGTTGGCAAAACTAGTTGAGCAGATGCAATCAGATTTTAATAAAATTGTTCAGACTGCACAGCACCTCAAGTAGTGGCAACTAAAAAAGCATCATCAAAAACGCCAACTAGAATTGACATAACCTTTATTGGTGGTTCATTCGATGGCAAAGAACTAGAGTTTGTTTACCCTACTCCAGAGTATCTTGTAATGAATCGTGGTTTAGATTTGTACAAGAGAGCAAGTTCAACACAATATATATACCAGGCTGATTGGTCTGAGTATCAAAAAACAATTGACAAGGACAGAATTTACAAATGACAAATCCAAAAGTCCAGACAGTTTCAATAAATGGAAATCGACACTACAAGCATCCAAACATTAAAAACATGGTTGCTCCAAGCGTCACATCAATTGTAGGAATGCTCCCTTCTCCGTATCTTCCAAAGTGGAATAGCAAGGTGACAGCAGAAGCAGCGATTAACGAGCGCGAGCACATTGACTCCCTGTTGGGCAGTGCTGGAGGAAAAGTCAAGGCGATTGATTGGCTCAAGGCTGCTGCAGAACGAGAGTTGAATAAGGCAGCAGATACTGGAACACGAGTCCACGAGGCTATCGAGCAGTTAATTATTGACCCAAACTATAAGTATGATGATGACCTGCTTCCATACCTACATGGTTTCTGGGAATTTGAGAAGCGTTTTGAGCCAGAGTGGATTCATGTGGAGAAGTCAATATTTTCCATCACTCACAACTATGCAGGTTCTTTTGATGCAATCTGCAAGATTAACGATAAAAAGATTCTGCTCGACTTTAAGACAACACGCTCTGGAATCTCGGCAAAGGTTGCACTTCAATTAGCAGCATATGCAAACGCCGATGTTATTTTTGATGGAGACAATGAGATACCAATGCCAAAGGTAGATGGCGGGGCGGCACTGCTACTTCGTCCAGATAAGTGGTCATACCAACCGTTGCGAATTGACGATGATATTTTTGCTACATTCTTAGCCTTGCGCAGAACATTCGAATGGGAATCTAGGCAGTCTAAAACTGCTATGCTTGCCCCAATACAAAACAAGGGGCTGATGTGAGAAAAGATATTACTCCAGGAAATTGGGAAAGCGCCGCTGCTTTAGTAGTAAATGAAATTGCTGATAAGTGCAAACAATACGAGATTGCAAAAAGCAAGAGCGAATCTAAAGTCAATGATTTTGTTCAAAAGAACTTTGACGAAATTGTAGACTTGGCATTTCACACTAAAGATGTAGACCCAGACTTCCTTGAGGAAATGTTTTTTAATCTTGCAGTTGCTGGTCTACATGGGTATTCTTTGGTCGGGAAAGAAGACCATAAGGCTTCAGCAGCATTTGTGTATACAACTGTTGTGGGAAAACAAAAGATGTACGGGCATGGAAACATCGCCCGTTTCGAGGTTCCAGGCATTGTCATTCGCATGAATGATAAGTTGGAAAGACTCAAGAACCTGCGTGGCTTTGACGGCCCCGTACTTTTTGAGCCTGTAAAAGACACATGGCTTGACATTTGTGGTTATTCCATAATTGCAATCATGTGGATTAGAGGCTGGTTCTTGTTAGACATGAAAAATCAGGAAAAAGAAAAATCAGGAGAAAAATGAGCACACAGGTAACAATGACTGGAAATCTCACAGCAGACCCAGTTCTTAAGTCAACGAAGACTGGTTCTTCGCTATTAACAGTAGGTATTGCTGTCACTCGCCGTTGGCGGGACAAGCAAGATAACTGGGAAGAGCAAACATCATTCTTTGACCTCACAGCGTGGGGAGAACTAGCAGACAACGCAGCAGCCAGCCTAAGCAAGGGCAATAAGGTTGTTGTGGTTGGACGACTAGAACAGCAGGAATGGACAGACAAAAACGACGGCTCAACCAAGAAAAAGGTTGTAGTTATTGCTGATGACATTGCAGTTTCACTGCGAAAAGCAACAGTACAAGGCGTAGAAAAGTCTGGAAATCCAGCCGCGCAGAGCGGTCAGCAGTACCAGAATACTGGCAAGAAGCCAGCAGCGGCATCGTTTCTTGATGACGAACCGCCATTCTGATTGAATTTGTGTGTCACGGGAGGGTTAGTGGGAACGACTTATCCCGTGACACGCAAACAATTCTATGAAAATTTAGTGTAACTTAGTGTTGGTATATGAAATTGGCACGGCTAATTCAAAAGAGGATTTCGGTATGTATATAGGTCTAGCAGTAGCAGTATTTATGGCTGGCCTAGTTTGGTTTATATCGCCCAAGTTGAACATTGATTTGCGGGGAAGAATTTCCACTACCGCCATCGCTGGTGGTGTGGCTTCCGCTTCCACTGCTGGTTTCATGTATAGCGACATTGCTGGAGTATGCGTAATTGCGGCGTGTCTAATCGGTATCGGTATTTTATTTGGATACGAGAGAGGGTAGTAAATGGCATTCCTTCGCTCATTTAACACACACGACCAACAAGGTTTTGTAGCCCCAGATAAGAAACAGTTTTACGCACCATCAAGCGGTCCTGGCCGCCCCCTAAAGCCATACAAAGATGGCTGGGACTTGGAGCGCTCAGTAACACAAGCACTTGACAGAGTTACTTGGGTTTACAAAGCAGTTTACGCAATTTCAGCAAACGCTGCATCTCTCCCAATCGCAATCAGAAAAGGCGACTGGAGAATTGGCGAACTAACATACGACGACCCAATTTTGCAGATTATGAATCGCAATGCAAACCCTGGTCAAGATGCTTTTTCATTCCGCTTTATGCTGTCATCGCAGTTGTTGCTTTCGCAGCGCGGTGCGTTCGTTGAAATTATTCGTAATCGAATGGGTGAAGTAGCGGCACTAGTTTTGCTTCCACCGCAATACACATTCCCGATTCCAGACCCAGACCGATTTGTTTCTGGATTCTCTGTTGAATATCCGAATACTCCAAAAAGAATTATTGATTCTAAAGATGTAATTTGGGCACGAGTACCACACCCAATTGACCCATTCAAAGGACAGACGCCACTTGAATCTGCTGGACTTGCAATTGAGTATGACTACTACGCAAAGGTATTCAATCGCAACTTTATGGTTAACGATGGTCGACCAGGCGGAATTCTTGTAATCAACGGAGACATGGAAGAAGAGCAGGCAGAAGAAATTCAACGCCGCTTCAAGGGAAGCACTGGCTCAAATATTGGTGGCGCTGGTCGTCTGACAGTAATGTCGGCAGAAGACGCAAAGTTTATTGATACATCAACTAGCCAAAGGGATGCTCAATATATTGAAGCACGCCAAATGAACAAAGAGGAGATTCTTCTCGCTTTTGGTGTTCCAGAATCAGTAATTGGCAATGCATCTAACAGAACATTTGCTAATGCCGATGTTGAACTAGAGGTATTTTGGCGAGAGACGATGGTCCCTCACCTAACGCTTCTTGAGCGCGCATTTGACAAACTAGATGAAGACCCTAAGACATATTTTGCCTACGACCTTTCGTCAGTAGCAATCCTTAGTCGTGATGACCGAGAGCGTGCCCGATTCCATCTAGAAGAGTTGAAGCAGGGTGCAATTTCAATCGATGAATACCGCGAACTGACTGGACGCGAAGGTGTTGGAATCGACGAGTTGCTTATCCCAACAAACCTCTCGCCAGTTGTTATGCAGACAAATACAGGTGGTCAGCAAGCAACAGAAGATGGTGCTCCATTAAACCCAAATCAAAGGCCAGGTCGCCGTCCTGCAGATGCACCAGACCCAGCGTTGCCTAATTCAACGCCAAACTCGCGACCAAACGATTCAATAGAACCGACTAATCCCCCAACCCCAAGACCAATTTTTACGCCACCGCTAACTCCTTTGGCTCATGATATTGAGGAATCAAAGTCCTCCGAGGATATTGGAGTACGCCGCACGCGCCAGATTACCCGTCTTGAGCAGAGCGTCGCTCTCCAGATTGGTTCAATGCTGAAGCGCCAAGAGCGAGTGACGATTGAGAAGGCAGCCTCTAAGAAGGTTAAAGAAAAATGGGATTCTGGCGAAGGAATTAAAGCAGAAGACATTTTTGATGTTGCCGTGTGGAATGACCAACTCATCTCCGATGCAAAAACATGGGTGGCATCAGTATTCCTTGATGGGGCAATTGAAGTAGCCTCAACAAAAGTTGATTCCTTAAACCCAGGAAATGTAACGATGGATGAAATCGTTAGCCCACGAATTAAGGCTATTTCATCTATTAACGAGACGAGCAAGCGCAATATTGAAAAGATTATTAGCGAGCATCGCTCAAAGTCGCACCAAGAGTTCATCACTGCTCTAAAAGCATGGTTCGCTTCAGCATTTAGTTCGCGAGTTAAAACAATCTCCAAAACAGAAGTTGGCGGGGCGTTCAATGCTGGTCTTCTATGGGCAGCAAAAGAACTTGGATATACAAAAAAGACATGGGTTCACCGCCCAAGTCAAGACTCAGCACGCAATGAGCACGCTGAACTTGCCAGTCAGACAGTCGGCATCGACGAGAAGTTTGAGATTAATGGCAAGTCCGCAATGTACCCTGGAGACCCAGAAGCACCAACTGAGTTTGTGATGAACTGCAGTTGCACACTTTTGTTTTCATAGACTATACGAAATTAAATAGTTAGTCTCTACATTACAACATTTACTGCAATTTTCTGCTACTCTTCTTGCAGGAGGCCGTTTTGGAACACAAACAAGTATCAGTTTCATCAGTTCGTGGCATTGATGATGTAGATGGAATCGTTGAGGCAATTGTCTCCGTTACCAATATTGTCGACTCCGTAAACGATGTAATTGAGCCAGGCGCTTATAAATTAACGCTAAAGAAGCGTAATCCTAAAGTCGTATGGTCTCACGATACGAATATCCCAGTTGGTAAGACTCTCCGTGTTGAGGAACTTCTTCCAAATGACCCACGCCTTCCAAATGACCTTATTCAGCAAAATGCTGGTGCTCTGCTTGTAAAAATGCAGTTCAACCTAAATACAAGCCGTGGGCGCGATGCTTTTTATGATGTCCAGTTCTTCGGCCCAGAGCAAGAATGGTCAATTGGCTATGCGGTTCCAGAAGGAAAATACGAAGTTGATTCAAAAACTGGAATTCGTTATATTAAGCAATTGGAATTATTTGAGTACTCACCAGTAATTTTTGGTGCCGCCCCAAGCACCCGTACATTAAGCCTGAAAGAGGACGGAGTCGAAATTGAAGCAAAGGCTCCTGGCAAGTACGATGACATTGATTTCGGCATTCCTTCTGGTGTTAAAAGTCAAGCAGAGACTGGTCTCAGGTGGTCGAAAGAATTTAACCGAGGCGGAACTGAGGTTGGTAAGGCTACGGCTAATTACCTACTCAACAATTCTACTGTTAGCCCTGAAAAGGCTCGTCACATCGCGCGCTACTTCCCACGCCACGCAGTAGACCTCAAGACTCCAGCAAATAGCAAACCAGGCGCAGATGGATATCCAGGTGCAGGACTGATTGCATGGAAACTCTGGGGTGGAAATGCTGGATGGCGCTGGGCTCAAAAACTTGTTGACGCAATGAACTCACGCGATGAAATGAAAGCAGAACCAAACGGGCTGAAGACTAGCGACTTTGTTACTTGGCGCGCATCTGGCGGTAGAGCGTACGGACGAATTGAGCGTATTGAGCGCGACGGTGAAATAGATGTCCCGAATAGCAGTTTCACTATTACTGGTACACCAGAAGACCCAGCAGCGCTGATTCGTGTTTACCGCAAAGAGGGACTTGATTATTCACCTACAGAAGTACGAGTTGGGCATAAGTTCTCAACCCTTACAAAGATGGATATTTCAAAGAAGGACGCCTTCACTGATATGCCATCAGGAACACCAGGTTCTTTCGGTACCCCACAAAGAATTGGTACCACGCCAAATGCTCCAGAAGAAAAGCCATACAGCATTGAGCAAGATGTTCAGGGTTGTAGCGGTTATGCAGTCGTTAAAGTTGGAGAAGGAATTGTTTCAGGTGGATGCCATCTGACTCTCGCCGAAGCACAAGCACACCTTGCTGCTTTAAATGCAGCAATGCAGGGAGAAAAGGACATGCATGAAGAAATGCAGGGTCCAGAAGTCGTACCGCACCAAGATGACATGGTTGAAGGTCTTGCCGAACAGCAAGAGATGGGGTTGAACCCACGCCAGTTCACAATGTATGACCTGTTTGAAACTATGGCTGAAGAATTCGGTATGTGGGACCAAGGAAGTGGCGCTAATGGCGCTCACTACATGGAAGAGAATCCATTTGCTTCAGAGGGCATGAAGTGTTCTAATTGCGTCTTCTTTGAGGGTGGGAAGAAGTGCGAAATTGTGTCTGGAAGTATTGAACCAGAAGCAATTTGCAAACTATGGATTATCCGCGAAGAACTTTTAGCAAATCCTAAAATGCGTGAAGAATCTGCTGGAGCAAAATCTGCTGAACAAGAAGAAGTTAAAGATGCGGGTCCAAACGGACGAGTTATTGCAACGCACAAAACAGGTGTGAATACATCACGCGCATGGGATAAAACTGCTCCATTCAGAAGCATGAAATCACCAGGGACCCCATCTTATTTCAACAAAATATTTGCATTCCAGAATCCGAATACAGATGGAACTCGTAAGACCCATTATAACTATATTCACCACTATGTTGGTGCTGACGGAACTCCAGGCGAGGCTTCATACTCAGCGTTGATTAACTCAATGGCTGTTTTGAACGGCGGTCGTTCTGGAACGATTCTTCGTGGCGAAGCACGCCGTGGTGTTTACAACCACATTGCTGCTCATTACCGAGATGCTGGAAAAGAGCCACCAGAACTTAAGTCAGACGAGTTTGTCGACTTCGTTATGATTCAAAAAGGAATTATTACAAAGCCACTCAGCGAAGATTCTGGCATTGAGGTTAAGGCTGAAGGTGGACCAATTCCTTCGCATTCAACGGCAGTTCGTGACGATGAAACACTCGACCGTTCCGCCATTCTGAACACTCGTTCACCAGAAGGCAAAGATTATTATCGAAAGATTTTTGCCTACCATACACCTGGAACAGATGGCACTCGTAAGACCCACTACACATTTATCCATCACCATGTTTCAGAAGATGGTCGCCCTGGAGCAGCCGCTTATTCAGAGTTGAAGTCGGAGATGGCAATTCTCAACGGCGGACGCGGTGGAACGATACTTCGCGGAGAAGACCGCAAGGCTGTGTACAATCATCTCGCCCGTCACTACCGTGACTTCGGTAAGAAGCCACCTGAACTAAAGTCAGATGGGTACATTGATAATGTTATGATGCAAAAAGGCCTCATTAGTGAGCCACTATCTATCACGGAGAAAACAGATGAGCAAGATTGATATTGAGTCGTATAAGTCCTTTGTTGGGCAGCAGGCTCTATTGAGCGATGACAGCATTGGCATCATCGTTGGAATCTCCGAAGATGGACAGGCGCTTGTGCAGAAATGTCTTGACATGGAAGGACTTGAAGAGACAGACGAAACTGTTTTAATTGCAGTTGAAGATGTAAAACTTCGCACTTTTGTGGTCATGGAAAAAGTTGATGAGGGAATGACCGAAGGCGCGCTTGTCTCGTGGGAGACATCAAACGGCACATATTATGGAGACATCTTGTCTTCGTCTTCAGAAGGAACTGTTCGCGGTGAGCCGCAGGGCCTTGAAATTGAAGGGTCCGCCGAACGCCCAGCCTATGTCGTACGGGTTATGATGTGGGATGAAGACGAATGGATGCCTACTAATGTTACTGTAGTAGCATACGGTGATGCATTGACTATGGTTGAAGAACTTCCAGAGCCGATGGATGACGAAGACCCAGCAGATGAAGATATGCCAGAAGACGAGATGTCAATGGTTGAGGATAACGAAAAGAGCATAGATATGAACATTGAAGCACAGATTGCCGAGATTGTTGCACGCGAAGTTGCTAAGGCTCTTGCTGCAATGAACACCGCAGAAGTAAAAGCAGAAGAAATTGCTGTTGAGACCAAGTCGGATGAAGCCGCCGAAGCAGTTGCTGAAGAAGTAGTTGCTGAAGTTGCTGTCGAAGAAGTTGCTGCAGATGCACCAGCAGAAGAAGTAGCAGTTGAAGTAGCAGTTGAAGAAGTCGCCGCTGAAGAAGTTGTTGCTGAAGAAGTTGTTGCTGAAGAAAAGTCTGAATTGGTTCAGATGGAAACAGCAGAACTTTCATTCGATGACCTTAAAGAGTTCCACGACCTCCTGAAAGTGCTATAGTATTCACGGGCGTTAGTAGCGCCCGTGGAGGGGTTGTGGATATTGGCAAGGAAATAGCCAGAGTTCAAAAGAGCACGACAATCGGCAAGGTAGATAAACTTTTGGCATCTTTGAGTGCAAAAGATTCTGCTTCGCTCGTTGATGCAATGAAAGACTTATCAGTTTCAAGTCGCACAATTTCAAAAGTTTTAAAAGGGCGCGGCTATGTAATTGGCAGGAGTGCTGTAGATAATTGGCGACATGCTAATGTTGAAAATTTTGAAACTAGAAGCAACAATTATATTGGGGGCAAATAATGTCATTGTCAAAAGATTTAAAATCAGCAATGAATCGCAACTCCCCAGAATGGCCAGTAGTAAAAAGAGGCCCGTCAATAAAACTTCCTACAGTTGCAACTGTTAAAAAAGAAAAGTCGCAGTTTAAAACATGCGTAGTTTTGCCAGATATGCAATGTGGTTATTTCAGGGATGTAAACGGCAATTTTGTTGCTATCCATGATGAAATTGCAATTAATTTGGCTGTTGAATTTATCAAAGAATCAAAGCCAGATGTGATTGCAATGAATGGAGACAATGCTGACTTTGCAGAATTTGGAAAGTACAGACTAACTCCTGCTTATCAATTGACAACACAAAAAACAATTGATTATTTAACAACGCTTATGGCGCGCCTTCGCGCAGCATCTCCACTCGCTGAAATTGTTTGGCTTGAGGGAAATCACGAAGCAAGATTAGGAAATTATATTCTTGATAATGCAAATGCTGCTTTTGGTTTGAAGCGTGGGAATATCCCAGACTCATGGCCAGTTATGTCGCTTCCTTATCTTTGCAGATTTGAAGAATTTGGTGTTAAGTATTTGCCAGGATACCCAGCGTCAACATATTGGGTTAATCGCAAGTTAAGAATTATTCACGGACATAAAGTCGCATCTGGCGGAAGCACTGCTCATAAATATCTCGCAACAGAAAAGACTTCAGTTCTTTATGGACATATCCATCGCCGCGAATGGGCAGAGCGAACCCGCCAAGATTGGGATGAAGATAAAACTATTCTCGCCGCATCTGCAGGATGTCTTGCTCGCGTGGACGGCGTCGTGCCAAGCACAAAAGGCGGGACAGACCTCGACGGACGCCCAATCCCATGCACGGAAGATTGGCAGCAAGGAATTGCTGTTGTGCACTATGTTGCTGGAGATGGTCCATTCCATCTAGAACTTGTTCCAATTCACAATGGTTCTATGTTCTATCGCGGAAAGACATACAAGGCAGACAAGAAAAAATGACAGAGGGTCGCGACCCTCTTGAAAGCCAGATGAACCTGCGCTTTCCAATGATTACTATTTCTGTATCCTACGAAGACCGAGATGAGCCAATCCATGTTGATTTAGGCTCAATACCACCATTTGTTGCTGTTTCTGTATTTGAACGCATACTAGATGCGATGAGCAATATTGCAGTGGGCCCAAAAATTACATTCAAAGGCGATGTAATAGCCAAGCCCTTTATGGCTTCTGATGTTACATTCCAAGACCTATTGGACATGTTTGGTCAAAACGAAGACGAAGAAGACGAAGACAATTAAAAATAACCTAACCCCTGCTTGACAAACTAGCAAACAACAAGCATAATATTTAATACGAGGTGCTTACCTTGTGTCCGAAGTTCCACTATTACTCAAAAGGAGTATATCACTATGGCTACAGATAGCCGTTTAAAGGAACTCAAGTCAGCCCTCCGTGCAGTTCTTGCAGACAACGATGCAATCGTTGACCATGCAGGCGCTACCCGCGAAGAAGGCGGACCTGAAGTTCAAGTACAAGCAAAGCATGTTGAAGCATTCCGAGGCAACCTCGCAAAGGCACGCGAAATCCGTGCTGAAATCGAGGCCTTGGAAGGTATGGGCGAAATTCGCTCATGGGCTGAAGGCATGACCGCACCAGTAGCACAGACCAAGTCTGGTTTGATTGTTCCACAGGGCTCAAAGAGCCTCGGCGAGCAGTTCGTTGAATCAGATGAGTTCAAGGCAATTGCTGGTGGTAAGTCTGGTTACACGATGCACGCACCATTCCAAGTAAATGGTTCGTTCTCGTCACACTGGGGTCGCAAAGATGTCTACACAGGATTGCCATCAGGCACCCCTACAGACTTCGGTACGCCACAGCGTGAAGGCATCATCGAGCGTCAGAAGCGCACTATGCGCGTACGCGAACTCTTCGATGTACAGCAGACGAACAGCAACATGGTTGAATACTTCCGTGTTTCTGGTTTCACCAACAACGCATCGACAGTTGCAGAGCGCAACGACGCAAACAACGCCTTTGGTGTAAAACCACAGTCGTCAATGACCGTCGTTGGTGTTCAGGCTCCAGTTCGCACGATTGCTCACTACGAAGTTGCTCACCGCAATGTGTTGGACGACGAGCCAACCCTTCGTGGAATTATCGACAACGAACTGTTGTACGGACTCCGCTTGGTAGAAGATGACCAGATTCTTAACGGAAACGGTGTTGGCCAAAACCTCACTGGTATCCGTTCGACTTCTGGAATTCAGACCTCTAATTGGTCAAGTGGTGTTGCAAACGACACCCGCCTCGATGCAATTCGTCGTGGTATCACCAAGTCGTTGCTCGCTTACTACGAGCCAACAGGCATGATTGTCCATCCAAACGACCTTGAAGACATCGAACTCTCAAAGGATGCAAACTATAACTACTTGATGGTTATGTCGGTATCGATGGGTGCAGATGCTCGCTTGTGGCGTTTGCCAATCGTCAGCACGCCAGCAATCACCGAAGGCAAGGTTCTCCTTGGTTCATTCGGTGTTGGCGCAACGCTGTACGACCGTATGGAAGGCAACATCCGCGTTTCCGAGCAACACAGCGACTTCTTTGTTCGCAACGCAGTTGCAGTACTTGCTGAAGAGCGTATTGCACTTGCTGTTAAGCGTCCAGAGTCGTTCGTCGAAGTTACCCTCGACAGCGCACCTGCCTGATAATTACAGTCAGAAAAGTGAAAAGCCTGGGCTTCGGCCCAGGCTTTTTGCTTTGTGCTAACATGTTTGCATGTCACAAATTGTAGTAATCGCTCCACGCGATATTTACGAGAACATCGAAGGCAAGAGTGTGAAGGTTGTCCGTAAGGGCGAGCGCATTAGTGTCGAAGATGCAATGCGATATAAGGTCATGCCTATCTCGGTAAATGACCCATTCGCTACAGAAACAAAGTAATCCGTGGACAGCCTGGACCCAAAGAAATTTGGGTTGAACGACGATATAGATTTTGCTGCGTACTGGGTGAAGGACGAACCTTTTCTTAGCCTAAAAAACGCAATGTATGAACTAATCCAAGATGATAAAGATTTTCAATACGACTATCCATACGATGCAATTTTCAATCAGGTATGTGCAAGTGGTTTAATAAAACAAGCCCATACAAGTGATTCCCTAATCGAGGTCAGGTATGGATGGGAGCCGCTGGATTCAAGTAGCGTAATCATGCACTCCTGTAGGGGTTATGTGGTTCACCCAAGGATTTATTTTGAAGGCAACAATGCTGGCTTTTTGCTTGAGATGGAAGAGGATGATGCGGAGCCAATAATTTGCTTCTTTGAATACCGCAAGATTTTCTGGGTTGCCCCAATCCGATAGACCCTCTAAAAACAATGGTGTAATGTGTTTTTATGGCAATTTTGAATTACGCTGACCTTGCTCGTGCAATGAACAAGACTTTTACTGCTGGTGAGCAGGCTGCGGCTTCAACCATTCTTGCTGGACTTGAATCAGAAATTTCATATTTACTGAATCGTCCTCTGAACCCAGTTCGCATTACCGACGAAAAGCACATGCTTGAACCTG